GGTTCGCCATCTGTTTCTACAAACCAGCAACCGAATCCGCCTTTCTCTCCGCTATGAAATGCTAAAGTAGGAACATAGTTATCATCATCTTTGATATCTTCATCATCAGGTAATGTACCCATTGAATATGCTTCTCTGCCATAAAGAGGCATAACTGCTTCTAAAGGAGTTTCAGTTTCTGAATAGTCATGTTTAGAGTCTAAACCAGTTACTTCTGTTACAAAGAATCCACTGTCTGCATATGCTGAATTGATGTGTTCTATATCATCACACTCCCACATATAGTAATCTTCTTTAGGAATAGGTGCATCTCCATCTGGTTGCCCATCGTCCCAATCATAACTAGTGACATGTTCAATGAGGTCTGATTCTTCATCGACTTCAAGGAAATAATCAACAAATTCTTTATCGACTTTTCCGATTACTGTTTCTCCGCCATATCTGCCGGCTTCGATTCTAAATATTCTTTTACTCATAAATATGCTCCATAACTATACTCGTATTTAATATATTATACTACCTCAAAAATAATTTGTCAAGTCTTTTTCTACCCAAAAAAAAGCCTCTAATAAAAGAGGCTTTTAAACTTAGTTAATAAGTTGATTATATAATAATCGGCTTACTGGAAAGTTAAGTTTTGAACTGCGATCTCGCCTAAATAATCAGCCGCATTACCGAAAGATGATGCAGTGTTAGTTAGTTCGATGTAACCGTAACGAGTCATAAATGACACGACTGGCTCAAACGTAGCTGGATCTAGTACAACTCCACTGCTCATTAATGGAATATATGGGCAATAGAAGGCAGCCGCATCAGTTTCAGATGAACCTTTGTATCCAACTAATACTGCTTGAGTATCAGGTGCATAAGAGTCAACGAAAACACGCATAGCGCCGTTCAACGTACCAACAAACTTAGTGTTAGTAGGAGCTTCGAAAGTTCCTTCAGTTGTACGTGCAAATGCTGATGTAGTTGCAGATTGTAATACAGTTAAGGCCGCTGAACTCACAACTGCCCAGTTACCTGCGCCTCTACGTGTTCTTTGTGCGATCAAGTTTGCAACTCTGTTGATTAATACAGCTAATGCCGCATGTTCGTCACCAACGTAAGTAGCAGTACCGGATACCGCAGCCTGGTTATATGTGAACTCAGTTGCCGCTAACGTTCTAAGAGATAGTAAAATCTCCTGATCGATTTCAGCAGTGATTTCTTGTGCCAAAGCAGCCATAATTTCTGCTTCAACATCGATGCCGTGCTGAGACTGTGCGTCCTGAGCGGCTTCGAATGTCCAACGTGCTTGTAACTTACGTGATTTAGCTTCAACAGCCTGACGTAAGATTTGCACACTGATTTGCTTACCGCCATTTCCTTCTAAAGTTGCTGTATTAGCACCAGTATAAGAATTAGTAGTAGCAGTTCCACTAGCAGTACGTGAGTATGCTTGTGCGATTTTGAACGGTGACAATGCTTCTTCACCAGCAGTTACCGAAGTAGCGGCGGCTGAATTATCAGTCAAGTTCTGTGCGTAGCGTACACGCAATGTGTGAATCTGTCCAACAGGACCAGTCATTGGCTGAACGCCGACTAGTTCGTTAGCAATAACAGTAGGCATAACCCTTCTGATTACTGGTAAGATTACACGGTTAAGTGTAGCAATATTTCCTGCTCCGGTACTACCTGCGGTAGCATTCTCATTTAAGAGTCCTTTGCGAGTGTTTTCAAGGACAACACCCATTGTTGAGCGGCGAGTGCCTTTTAAGCCTTCTAACAGAGCTTCTTTGGTTTCGCCCCAACGGCTTTCTAAGAGTACTTTTGACATGGTTTATTTCTCCTAATCAATGTCGAGTTTTAATTAAAGCCCTGCCAGACGCTTGAGATCGATTACGTTACTAGAATCAGTATCGTAGTCTTCTTTAGCTTCTCGTTCTTGTTTGGCAGATTTATTACCAGATTGTTCTGTTACTTGAACAGATTCAGTTAACGGAGCCTTTTCAGATTTCGCTTTACTTCCTTCGTTCAGTACTGCTGGTAAATACTTATCAAATGCGTTCTTCAGCCTAGGCGTCTGAACACTTTCTAATAAAGATCGCATTACCTGACCTTTCTCTTTGTTCAAAGATGACAACAAGTTGTCTAAAGTCTTTTCACGTTGAGTAGATTCTTTAATAATGTTCACTTCACGTTCTTTTGATTCAACAATTGCTTTTGCTTTCGCTAAACTTACTGCTGATTCTTCTAGTTTTTTGTCTTTAGCTTCTAATGATTGAACTAGTTTACGAGTTTCAGCCTTATCGTTAAGATAAGTTGTGCTGAATTCACCTGCAAATGATTCAAAAATCTTTCTGCCGAAGTTATTTTCCCTAGCGGATTTAATATCTTCTTTTAGTTGTGATAATTCACCTTTCAGATTCGATGTTACTGCGGAGTTAATTCTCTTCGCACTTTCAGAGATAAATTTCTCTTTAAGTGTTTCAAGTTGTGTACGTCCTTCAGCAACTAACTTAACACGTTGTTCAACCACTGCTTGTCTATCCTGAGCAAATTCTTTGATCTCTTTAGCCAATGCGTGAACGATAAACTGTTGAAGTTTATCTTGGTTTTCCAACTGAACCTTACGGTCTGTGCGTAATTCTTTAATTTCTTCTGCTAACTTAGTTACCATAAAGTCATTAAATTTTGTTGCACTTTCTTTAAGTTTCAATTTCGCTTTTACACGGTCTTCGTTAATAGCCTTCTTCTCTTCGTGGAATTCTTTAATTTCCTCAGAAAGAGATTCAGATACCATCTTATCAAGGGCTTCTACCATCACATTTCTATCATGTTCGTATCTTTGAGCGAATTCATTTCTGAGTTCTCCACGAACGTGGTCCTTGGCTTCATTCAACTTAGTTTCCCAAGTGCTTTCTAGTTCACTTGCTACATCTTCATTGATGAGTCCAGAATCGATTAATGGTTTAATAGCATCTATCATGCTTGTTCCCCTCTATTATATTTTTAAGTCTTTGATGAGACGTTTAATCTCGTCTTTCAAATACCGTTCTACGTTTTTGTTGCCTCGTGCTTCTCGTGCTACTTCTAAAACTTTATGTCCGTGCTTCATATTCATCAAGCCTTCATATATCGCTTTAGGGTAAGCATTTGGTGCACTTGGTTGAGCAACAATGTCTACAGTGATTATTTCAAAATCACTGACTCGGCCATCTAAATCGTTAACGTTTCCGCTACCTCTACTAGATACTCCGAGTTTTACCCCTGACTCTAACATGGTCTGAACTAACTGACCCATCGGAGTTGGTAAAATCTTTAATTTGCCGTAGCCATTAGGCCCATCCATCCACATCTTTGTGATCATGTGTGATACACGATCTAAGTTGATTTTTAAATCATCTGGGTGGTCAACTTCACCTAATACAGAATTACCTTCCTGTATTTGTTCATTGAGGGTATCTACGGCGCTCTCTATTTCTTGTATGGGATAAACACGTTCATTTGCGTTCTTAACCCCACCCTGAATAAAGATGCCCTTCATAAAAAGGGTTTTTAAATCTGTATCACCTTCCTTAACAGATTCGACCATCATTTCTGCACGGTCGAATGTTAAGTGTTCTTTAAGATACAAAGCCATTTATATCGTTCCTTAGTCTATTACAGATTTAGTGTTTGTACCTGAAGCCTGTGCAGTCACTGGCTTTGGTGCGGCGCTTTGTGCTTTAGCATTTTTGCCAGGCTGATTCTGCCAGGTTGATGCGCCATCAATATCTTTTGCTGTTGGATTAGGACGTCCTTTTTCATCACTACCTTTGTCAAAGTCTACTGGATGTGAGTCCATTCCTTTTTGACCTGAGTTTGCGTCTACTGGGCTTCTAGTTTGTTCGCCATTGTCGCCCATCTTTGCTGTGACTTTTTGAAGTGTAATTGCTTCTGCAACTAATTCTTCGTCATCAACATTTACATCAACATCTACTTCAGGAGCGTCTGCTACTTCGTCTTCGATGTCATGTAAGTCTGCGTCCATTTCGTCATCACGGTCTTCTAAGTCATCTTCTTTGCCCATGATCTCTTCAAATTCTGCCATTAAGTCATCAAGTTTGTCTTCAATGCGGATAACTGCATCTTCAACTTCGTCTGATGAATTCGCTTCGATGTCAATTGATCCTTCAACTTCTTCGTCATCGCCACCGATGTCAAATACTTCTTCAGAGTCTACGTCAATTTCATCTTCTTCTTTAACGCCTTGTTCTTCAGCATTGATCTCGTCAAGTAGATCGCCTACTTGTCCGCCGATGCCTTCGTCTAGGTCGTCATCGTCCATCATTTCGTCTTCCATGATAGATTCGTAAATTGCTTTAGATTTCTCTATAACAATGTCGTGGAACAATTCTGATGCTTGTTCTTCATTCTCATTAATAATGAGGTCTATTAACTTTTCAAATTTCTTGTTATCCATTGAGTTTCTCCTGATATAATAAAGTAATGGCTTTGTAGATTTATTTATAGCATATACCACAAAAGATAGGTTTAAGTACTACTTTTTTGCGTTTTTTGCCAATAATATAAGTTTTTTCTAATTTAGGGGGAATTATAAGGTTGGTGCGGCATCTTCTGCAGGCGCACTATATTGTTTTCTGACCTTGATTAAATGTTTAGACTTTTCATAATTTCTAACATCTAACATCTTACGCAACTTCCTGATCTGGCTCAACGTAAGTTTAGTCTTTCTGGAAGTTCTCCATACAGGCTTACTGTTGTCAGAACCTGCGTCCTGAAGTCCGGGTACTTCGGCATCAAACATTTCAAATAATTTCATAAGAGTATTTAGTCGAAAAACTTTTTAGTCTCTAAAAAGGGCTTTAAAATGTCATTAAAGTATTTTTCTTGGCCTTCTGCATTAGGATGCACATCTTCTTCTGATATAGTTAAACCGAATGGTTTAACATATTCATGTATCGCAGGCTTAACTAGATTGGGTGTATCTAATTGCTTGTATAGATAATTAATTATTTCATGGTCTTTGTTTTGCTCAATATCTGCATATGTATGTTTCATATAGTATTGTTGATAAAACGGAATGCCGTGTAATTTACATAGATTTTGTAACATAAGCATATTTTCTAAAGCAACATGCAATGAATTGATGTTATACTTATCATAGTGTCTGTCAGTGACAGGCTCGGTAAGCATTACATAATCATTAATAAACTTAGGTTCTCTGTGTTGCCACGCAGAATGATACCAGCCGCCATTTGGATTATACTGTACATTATACTGTCCATAGTCATCATCATAGTGTATTATTTCTACATTTTCTTTGCTGTTTTTAAGATCACAGAATTGTACATGCCACATGGATCCACCGGATTCATTCCAGTACTTTTTGATTTCATTGATATAGTCTTTGTTAGTGATGTACCAAGTCTTACGATCATTGCCACTCCAAGAAACAGTAACACCCATTTCTTCTGGCTTCAAGCCACTATCTAATGCTTCCATAATAGCATGAGTAACTTTCTTTTGAATAAGTTCTTGGCCTTGATGACCCATGCCTCTATGATCGAACGTAACGTTGGGGTCTATTGATTTTGTATGTGCTTCTAAATGATGAGGCCAAGTCCATGGCGTATATGCATCTCCAAAACTACAACCAGCAGTAATAATATGTTTTATTTTCATTTAAGAAACCGGCCCAACTTCTCCTGCGCCTTCGACTGATCCTGCGGCTGTTGATGCTTGTCCACCAACTGGGCCAGCAACATCTAAGTCACCGAAGTCATCTAAGTTTTCTTGGTCTTCAATTTCATCGTTAGTCTCAGTGTCAGAATCAAAGTCACCTGTTGAGACTCCTACGTTTCTAAGATCAGATCCAGTCGGCTCATCACCAGAATTTTCAATGTTCTCTTCTTGCCATAGTTTTTCGTTTCTGTTGATTTCTTCTTCAGTTAATCCCAAGAATCTTTCTAATGCGAATCGTTTTGACATATATGAAAATGCTTCCATTGATGCAAATGTAGATACTCTTGCAGTATCTAATTCACTTTGTCTATAAGCGGCAAAGTTTTGTGGGGGATTGAATTGTAATTGGAACAGACTTGTATCAATATTAAAGCCTCTCCAACGTAAAAATAACTTGAACTCTTCGTCAAGTTTCTGACAGATATAGTTCTGTAGTCTTTCACAGTACTGATTGAATCTAAATTCTTGTATCATAGCAGTACCAACACGTCCGTCATTGAGAGGCGTTGTGTTGTCATCAGGGCCTGTGGGTAAGTATGAACTAGGTACACGCAAACCACGAGATAGTTTGTTATTAAAGTATTTCAAGTCATCAATCTCACCTAAGTTCTGTCCACCTGGGAGAACTTCGATAGATGATCCTCTACCTTCTGATGTAACTGGGAAGAAGTAATCTTCGTTCATCGATAATGGATTGTATGTAGCATCTACATGCGATTCTCCACCATGAATACTTGGAATACGTCTTTGATGTATTTCGTTTTTAATTCTGTCTACGAATGCCATTGCTAAGTGACTAGGCATATTACCTACATCAATCTTAAACATTCTACGTTCTGGCGCACGTTGTACACGATAGATTAAGATAGCATCTTCTAATAGTTCTTT